GCTATATTTTTAGCCATTATTTTTTATTTCCAGTAATTATATTAGCACCCTTTTCAAATGTACGCCCACCAAAAAATGAAAAAACAACAGCTAACATTACTTTTTCAAATGTGTCATTCCATAGTGAATTAATTTGAAAATCTATTGAATTTACACTATCTAAAATACCAGCTAATGAAAAAACTACTATGCACCATATTAATACCAATGGTCGCACATTTTTGCTTAGCCAACCTGAGTTTACACTATTCATATCAGCTTTCCATCTGTCAGTAACAGAATCCATCTCTTTATTTTGTTGGTCGTAAATTAATTGCTGTAATTTTATTTTGTCATCAGTAGATATTTTTGATTTGCTTATTTCAGCTAATGCATCTTGAGGTGAGCTAACACCACTTAAAACTTTTCCTAATGTTGGATTTATCATTGATGCAGCACCAAATAATAATTTACCAACAGTAGTTTCCTTAAATTTCTTTTTATCACTCATAACTATAAAATCTAAAATGTAAACCAAATAAAATTAAATAAACATTTAGCTCAGTAAACTTTGCCTCATCATCATAAGGATAATAAGCGAACCCCAAAAGTGGCCCAGTACTTAAAGTTTCCATTATGCCAAATTGTAAATTATTCATTTGTAATATCTATATATTTTGTTTTGCCATTTTCCTTAATAGCTTTTAAACATCTTTTTCTATTAGAGTCAGCATCTACATAACTAACATGGATCCAGGATGCATTGCCCTTATCATCAGGAAACTCAAATATAAGCTGGTCAAAATCTAAATTTTTTTTTATATAATCATACATATCATTATTACTCATGTAACCATAATTATCATCTATATCTATTGCTCGACCTTGACAATGTTGAGATTTTGAACTTCCGCCAATAGCTTGATTTAATTTTTCAACTCTCATAAATGAATTAATTTTTATTGGGCCACCAACTGCTTTTCTAAGGGGTTCAAATACCTTTTCCGCAATCAATTGCATGTTTTGTAGCTGATATTCATTTGGTGTATTATCTATGCCTAAACGTATAGCTGTTGCACTTTTAGTAGCTTCTTTATATGATATGTGTTGGCTTATTTTCATTTATTAGTTTGTTGATGCTCTCCTTGTTCTTTTGATTCTATTAATTTCATATTGAATCTCCATATTGGTTTCTTGAATCTTAAATGATAAGTCAGCAATAAATTGTCTCCTAACCCTACCATTGCCATCAATTATAACAATTACTGGAACAGCACTAATGCTTTTTTGTACATCTTTTGGTTGATCTTTTAGGTAACTATATTTAACTATAACACCATTTAAATCACTTAAATCATAATTATTTCGTTCATTCCATTTTGCATTTATTTGCAAAACAGTAATATCTTGAGCTTTAGCACAAACCGCAACCAATACAAATATCACACATAATATATATTTTTTCATTTACTTATTATTTCAAATAATTTTTCATCAATATTTTTTAAAGCATCACTATTTTCCTCAACTTTTTTACCAGTATTCATAATAGTTTCCCTAATTAATTGATCTTTTAAATCATATTCAGTTCGACTAATTTCTGGTTCTGGCAACAACTTAGCTTCCTCAATATCAGCTTGTATAGCGAACCACATACCAATTAATGATGCCATACCAGCTCCAATAGCTATTAATGTTTTTATACTAATATTAAAATTAGTGTCCTCACTTAATTCCTTACCCATTTTTATTTTTTTTTATTTTTTGAATTGTATATACAATAGTAGCTAACAATAAAATTATCCTTAATGAAACCTCAATATTTGTCAATGAAATTCCTAGTGCTATTGTATTCATTATATATAATTTCATATCTGTATGTTCCATTTTAATTTAATTGCTCAACTCTATTTGATAATTCTATAACACCCTTAAAGTAAGTTCCACTATCTGTATCTTCTTGACTATAATTAACACTTTCAACATTACATCCATATACTTTAAAATTATCACTAGACAAATCGAAATATCCACTAGTTCTAGTTCTAAGCAAAGATAAGCAAGTATTTACTAATTGATTAGCCACTAAATCACCGCCAGAATCGCCTTGATATTTAGTAACTATTTCTAATCTAGTAATAACTTCACTAGTAAATGATTGTTGGTTTTGATCTATTTCATTTGTAGCAACACTATAAACCCAAATGTAAGGCGGATCATAACTTTTACGAACTCTGTTTGTAACTTGGACCGGTTGGCCACTTACTGATTGACTACCTATTGCAGAAATAATAGCTTGTCTTATATATTGCATTGGCTCTCTCATCTTATTTTTTAACTTCTTTATTAAATCGTTTTCTTAGATCATCAACAAATTTTCTAAACCTAACTCTTATAGGATTAAAAAAATATGGATTTGGTTTTTGTTTACTAGTTCCAAATTCTACAAAACTTGCATAATTCATTGGCGATTCTATAAAAACACCCTCACTAGTTTTTTCATAATGAGTAGTTTTTTTTAAATCACCACTTCTAACTGGTGCGCCTAATTTAATTTCTTTTGTCATTTCTGCCGCAGCTCTATTTAATCTATTGCTGCTTGCATTTTTTACTACAATACTTAAATCATTTAATATTTTATCAATATTGTTCAAATCCTTTTTATTAAATTTTAAATTACTTTTCATTATGAAAAACTTATTGCCTCGATTGTTGTATAAAAATCCGGTGTGCTTTCAAACATATTGACAACTCTATATTTACTAGTGTTATTTTGAAACTTTAAATAATATTCAAAATAATTATCTGGCGAATCAAGTGCCTTATTTCTTACTATTATTTTAATTTTTTTAGATTGTTTTCTGCTACCATTTTCTGTATTCATTTCACCACTAACATATTGAACATTTGCCCATCTAGTAGTAATTAAAACTGGATCATCACTAAAACCACCATAACCATCATTAGTAGGTTGCAACTTATAAAACTCAACTCTTGTATCTAATTTTCCAGCATCCATTATAAAAACATTGCTTTATATGAATTTAAAATATCTCTAACATTTGTTGGCACTTCATCTATATTTTTGCCAATAATAAAATCAGCTCTATTATCGTAATAAGTTGATACTAATTGTAGAATAGCTTGTTTTAATAAATTATCATCTAAACCACTTGTAATATATGTAACTTTTACTTTGTCAGCATAGCCACCATCTAGTTCAATAGTTTCATTATCTAAACCAAGTACACTATAACTAACAGCTGTTCCATCACTAGTAACACTAGATATACTTGTAACTGGACCAAAAGGCAAATCAAATGTGCCATTGGTTTCTGGAATGTAGTAAGTTCTATTTTTTTCAACAATATCTCTAGAAATATAATTTTCACACCATATTCTAGCTTGTGTGATCATTCTACTAATTATTGTGTCATCAACATCTGTACTTATTCTAGCATAATTTTTAACATCATTAGCTAAAACAATCTCAGCACCCTCAGTTGAATTAATCTTTATTTGTCTCATTTTTGGTTTCTTTTGAATCTATTTTTAACTCCTTAGTTTCTTTTTTAATTTTAACTTCTTTTTTCTTAACTATTTTTTCAATAGATTCACCCCAACCATTTTTAATCCATTTACCAAAATTATTTTCTGGGATATCAATAATATCACCCTCTATATAATTTTGTCCATTTCTTTTGATTGATGTTAAAAGTTTAATTTTCATAACTATTATTTTTATGTAAAGATAAAAAAAAAGTGCCACTAGTTTTTAAGTAGCAGCACCTTAACTTATTTATGAAATCAATGCAAAGTTATTGAAATTATTTTTATACTTACCATTTATATTAATCTTTAGGCAAGTTTGACCAAGATTTGGTATTATAAAAAACCCTTTATTACCCTCATCCCATAAAGCAAAATAATCAACATACTTTTTTTCATAAGATGGCAACCCGGTACGCCTGAGAGTTATTTGTATGCTATTGCCTCGCCTTAATCGGTTTATACCAAGATATTTAACTTGAATTTTAAACATTTTACCATCTTTTTCAAGTATACAATCATAATAACTAGAGTTTGATAGTGGAGTTGACACATTATAACCTAAAGATATGGCGGTTGCTGCAAAATGATATTCAGCAAAACACCCTTTTTGATTATGTGTCATTTACTAAAAATAAAAAAAACCCAGCTGAACTAACAACTGGGTTTTACACAATCACGATTTAAAACAAAACAAAAATTATATAATTACAATGGGTGTGATTGTATTATTTTTCTTATAGCATCCATGTGCTTAAATACTAAAAGTTTTTTTATAGCTGGCAAGTTATCCCATGCTTGCCTTTCAATAGAGCTGGCTATTATAGTATCTGTATCCAATATGACTATTTTATTATCTGCCTTGCTCATGATCATTGTTTGTTAATACCGATATGCCTAAAATTCCTAATATAATAGCTGTTAACAAGTCGTTTGACATTTCTATTGCCCTAAACATCAAAAAGAATAAAAGGATTGCTAAAAAGTGCTTAATATAGTTTCTATTCATTTTTAAAAGAATCTTTTTTGACATTTTCCATTATACCAAATAAATTGTTGAGCTTTTGTTTTTCATTAAACTTTCTTTGCTCTCTAGATTTTTTAAAGTTATGCTCAAACTTATTTCTATTATAACTCATAATTTTTCTTTTAATGTGAGGGGTGTGGGTTGGCTCTCTTGCTCCGTTGCAGTGGTCGAAAGTTGCGCACCATATAGCTATCCACCTTGATTGTTTTGTACACCCCTCTGTTAAATTAATTTCTATACCAATTTTTTATCTCATTACTTTTAGTTATACCTAACTCTTTATTTAATTGTCTTTGCTCTTTAGTATTTAGATATGTTTTGGAAACCGGCTGGCTCCAATCAACCCAGCTATATAATACTTGATATTCAAAACCAACCTCACAACTCCTTTCAACACTATGCACTAGCTTTGGAGCTTCTAAACATAAAACATCAGTCATATCAGCCATAGCTAATTTAAATGCATCTTTTAATTTTAAGTTTTTATAATTCATATATCTAACATTAAGATTAAACATAAACCATATAGCACTACATGAATTGCTATTAACCACTTCCAGTTGTCTGGATCTTGTTTTAAGAATTTTTTATACATATCGAACATATTAT